GAATGACGTATTCGTAAACCTGTTCGATTTGGAAATTCGCCGGATCGGCCTTCGCCATCTGGTAAAGCGCTTGAGCCCGCATGATGCGCTGTATCTGGCTCGACGTGTTGGGATCGGATCGGGGTACTAGATTATAATCGTTGAACGCCGCTAGAAGTTTAGGCGCGTCCCAGGTCGAGCGCTTGTTCTTTCGCGTGTTGAAGCGCCAGAAATCCTCCGGCCGCTCGCGAAACAGGTCAACGATAAGCTGGAACTCTTTCGATTGAGCCGCGTGCAGCCGCTTATGAACGGCGTCCACCACTTTCGTCGCCTGCTCAATCAACGCTATCGTGGTTCCGACCGGCGCATCTTGTCGCCCTTCGCCAACCGCGATATCCGGCGAGCCGGCTACGCGCGAACCCGTAGTTACAATATCCTGGAATAGCTGAAACGCCGCCATGTTCGTAGGCTGATATGGCAACGGCATAGCCGCCTTGCGGATATCGCCATCCGGGATCATCGAAACGTCGATAGGCGCGAACCCGCCAGGGGGAACGCTGATGTCTGTCGTATTCTGCTTGTCCGTCCCTTTCGAGATCAGACCGCCGGGGAAGTTCGAGAAAATGCCATTATCGATCATAATCCGCAATAGCGCCGTCGCCGCCATCGTCGGATTGCCAGCAATATGGATCAGCCCGAGATCATAGAACCCAAATCCGGGAACGAACGGGAATTTGACGAAGACCTCGCGCGGACGCTCCATTTCGTCGCCCTGTTTCCAGTTTCGACGGATTTCTAGGATCGTGCGCGAACCTCTCTCAATCGAGACCTTATAAGGCCGGGGAAGACCGGTTTCTTCTCCTCCCTCTTTGTGCTCATCGCCGGGCAACACGATCATGCAATAGCATTCCAAGATCGTGAACGGCATATCCTCTGGACGTTGCCCCTCGCGGACTCCGGTTACGTTTTCAACCTCTTCCCTAACCGCGTTCTTTGTCGTTTGCGATGGCTGGCCGAGATCAACCTCTCGATAGACCTGCAGGTGCTGCATTCGTTTCATGACGCTCTGGCGCATTCGCGTCGTGAACGTTACCCGGTCAGCGTTCTGCAAATCCGTCGCGGTATTCGATACGCAGAGATCGGCCGCGTCCACACTCTCAGAAACAGGACGCCGACGAACGGGACAGCGGTAAACCTTCTTGAACCCCGAACCGCCTACGCCAGTCCAAAGTAGCATCCGGTCTGTGTCTGGGTAATACTCGCTCGCCGTCACCGACATGTAATAATTCATATCGTCTTCAAGCGTCTGAGCGAGTTCGTCGCCCTCCAGCGTATCTTCGCCTCCGGCGTTCTCGACCTTTACCGGCCCGTCTGTTGGGAGAAGCTCTGACCGCGCATTGGCCTGGAAACGAAGCGCCGCCTCAAGTAGGAGCGTATGGCGAGTACGGCTAGTATTATCAACACCAGCGCTAGCGCCTCCTTGGGCTCCAGATGGTTTTTCGATCTTGAGCGCGAGAAGCTTGATTCCCTCAGCACGCTCATCAAGCCATTCTTTGCGGGATTCCTCATCCTCATCAATCCCGAGGAGCAATTCTTCGCACAGCACGCCGAGCGCCGTCGTCTCTAGCGCCTCAGCAAGATTGTCGCTGAACTTGGAATCCGCAAGCGACTTAACAGGGGCCGCTTGCGGATTGAGATTGATTGTTACGGAGCCGTCCGGGAACTGAATGACGGCAGATGGCTTGCCCGGCGTCGCCTCCGCAATTGCACTCGAGTCTATGTCAATGGTCTGCTCATCTTCCGCTTGATCAATAGGGTGCGGTCCCTCGCGCATGACCGCAAGGGTGGGGGATACAAGACCAGCCATTTATGGATTATTCAGCTTTCTTATTCGGTAGCGGGCTTCCGTCTCTACCAGACCTCAACCACGGCCCGATAAGTTCCCTTTGCACGATACCACTTTCATGCGTGTATCGGATAACATCTGTAGCGCCATTGGAGGGAGGCGACCCCGACCATACGAACCGCTGGACATACGGGCAAAAATATTTCCATAGTGGGGTGCCCACGGCGGGATCACTCATCGCGCTTCGCCTTCTTCTCGGCTTGACGCCGACGCCATGCCGCGCGGGACAAGTTTGCGTAGAGTCGCGTTCTTCTTGCTTTCCACATCCCGGTTTATCAAGTTCGGGATCATCGAAATCAAAAACGCCTCGCGATAATACGCCATTTCAAGCGTTGCGCATTGTTCAAGCAAGATCATTACTGGGTCAACCCCTTGATCGCGCCGCCAATTCCCCACGGGGCAATCCGAGTTAAAATGGTGAGACTTTCTGGCTTGCGGATTTCGGGTAATCCCAATGTAGATAGTCGCGTGATTGCGAGGGTCTACGAAGGCGTAGACGTAGACGGGGGAACCGTTCCCCCAGCTTTGCGCCTCTGCCTGTATTTCCTCATATAGTCCTTCATATATTTCTTCATGTAGGACTTCTGATACTCGTTCCTGTCGAATTTCGCGCGGGGCTTTTGTGGCTCCGCATTCTGCACAGGTGAGGGAGCGGCAATCATCGACTTCGACCCCACATTCTGCGCAGAGCAAGTAATGGGGTCTGGAACGGCCGCGCTTGTCGGTGAAATTTCTTCCGTACCAATCTTCGTCGGTGTCCCGCACGCTTCTGGTCCTTTCCAGGCGTGCGGCTCGTACTTCCAATGCTTGTGACCACACAGATCACAAGCCGGACGTGCGGATGCCTTCGCCATAGTAAAGACCTTAACGTTAAAACCTTATCGCGTAAAGGTCTTTTACAGGCACCAGCTAAAAAATCAAACCCCTTTCCTATGCCTCGTAAAGCACCTTCCGCTTAGGCCGAGAGGGATAAATCAACTCCTCAACAGCCGCCGAGTTCTCGTCAGCCCGGACCAGCAGCCCCATGCGTCGCAAATGCTTCAGCGCCATCGTCGCCGTATCGTGCAGATCGTCGTGCGCCCCTTTCGGGAACTGCGCCATCTCCGTTTCCACCATGTCCGCCCACTCAGTATCGGGACGCCAGACACGGCCATCGGCAAAGAAATGCTGCACGGAATAGGTTCGCGCCACCTTATCGACCGCGCCCGGATCGTCGAGCACGACCATCCAATCCTCGCGCCCGTAAAGCCGGCGCATTTCGTTGGCGATGTCGTGGCCGTTGGCCTTGGCTTCTATCAGTAACTTGTTGACCTTAAAGCGCTTGCACGTATCGGCGATATGTTCGACAAGGCCCCAACTCGCCCGCTTGCGATCCTCGAATTCCTCTTTCGTCTCGCCACGAACCGGGATAATATCGGTTTTCCCGTGCAATGTCAGCTTCTTACGCCATGCTGCAATGAGCATGATCGATGGCGTTCCGAAATGCTCCAGAACGCGCTGCTCTTCAGATGTCTCAACCCAAGTGCCCCAAACGGTCAGGGCTGACCAGTCGTTTTCCTGTTTCTGCCCGAGCGCGCCATCGAATGAGGCGATCACGAAGTCAAAGCTCGGATATGTGCCAGGCTTTACGTCGTTGGCTTCCTGGGCTTCACGATCCCAAATGCGCCAGTAATCGCGCTTGATAATGCCCCCGCCACGGGGCTCAGGACGTTGCTGATACTGACCTGCCCAGACAAACGGCATCGATCTAAACGGGCCCAGCACGCGCTCGGGATAGCGCTCAGGCCACGCAAGCTCGCCATCATAGCGCCGGGGATCAGTCCAGCCAATCGATGTTTCGTACCGCCGATCCGGCTCGAACTCCATCGGGATCAGCAGATGGTCATAATCCGGGTAGTGATCTATGATGCACCCGGAAACGTCGCCCTCGTTAACCCTCTGCATAATAACGATAATCACGCCCTTGGCAAGATCATTCAGGCGATTCTGCATCGCCTCGCGAAACCAGAGCACAGTGTTTTCGCGAACCGTCTCAGACTCGGCTTCGCGCACCGCATGAGGATCATCGAGCAGCACTCTGTCGCCACGCTCGCCGGTCCCCACGCCTGTTACCGACGAGGCAAACTTCCACCCGGTTTTATCAGACTGAACCTTCTCAGCCCCGACCTTAACCAGCGAGACGCGGCCTGCATATAGCGCCTGATATTTTTCGGACAGCAGTAGATCGCGGAACTTTTCGTTGTCGCGAGTCGTCAAATGCGCCGCGTAGGAGAACGACACATAGCGCAGATGCGCGCCAATCGTGCTCCATTCCCAAGCCGGGAAGAACACATTTACAATCATAGACTTAGCAAATCCAGGCGGGACATTTATGAGCAGTCGGGTTATCCTACCCGCGCTCACCGCCTCCAGGTGCTCGCATATCGCCCGAATCGCCCAGCCATCGACAAACTTCGTCGTCGGCTCAAGCACGTCCCAGAAATATTGAACGAATTCTATCAGACCACCGGGCTTATTGAAAGACCTACGTCTAATCTCGTTCTGTATTTCCGCTAACGATGGTAGCCCCCGCAACGATTCTCTCAAGTTGAGTGAGGTCGCCATCTGTCACTTTGCTCAAGTCAACGCCGACATGGCCGGAATGCTCAACTTTCGTCTTGTCGCCATACTTCTTCGGTGCAAGTTTAGAAGCGCGCCATTGACGCGCCCAAATCCGCATTCGCACGACTTGCCAGTCTTCGGCAGTCGCCGCGTCGGCCATCTCGACCGTCTTTTCGCATTCGGCGTCTTGCTGTGCCTCGCGCGCGCGGGCAATACGGCTTGCAAATTCTGCATCGCGCGCCATCCTGCGATAAACCGTCGACTCATTTATACCGACGATTTTCGAGGCCGCATTTACGCCGTTCCCCTCGGAAATTTTGTCGCAGAGGGTATCGACAACACTGGGGTCATCAAGAGTTGGCACTTTTACCACCCATATCCATCAGATCGCGACAAGGCGTGGAGCACCATCACCGATAGGTATTGGCGACGGCCAAGACCCACGCCATACTAGCGCAGCGGCCTCATCAGGCTTCTCAAGCTCGGCAACGCGATCCTCAAGACGGCGGATGCGCTTCATGGCCTCGGCTAGATCGCTCTCTAGCCTATGGGTGTCGACGGGCTGACGATCCGCCATGACGCCTCGCATTTTTTTCGCTTCGCCTGCATTTTTCGCTTGACGATGGGCACAAATGACCTATTATCACCTCATCGAGGGCTTCGGCCCTCCCCTTTTCCCAGGGAGCAAGACGATGATCGATTATGCCGCGCGAGACGCCAACATCGCCGCTGACGAGCGTAAAACATGGGCCGCGCTTATCGCCGAGTATGATGCGCCGGCGGAGCGTAAAGCGTGCGCCCTAGCGATATTGCCGAAAATCGCCGACAAGCAGATGGAGTGCTGCTCCGATTTCATCGGATTGATCCTCACCGCCATTCTGGACGG